GGGCAGTGATCGCACGGGCTTGGGCCCATCAGAATCTGCCGCGCCAGCGTTACCCCTCGACGGCTCATTCCACGTGCTCCCAGCTCAGCCGGCGCTGCACTTTCTCGATCGTGCGCACATGCACGCCAAGTTCCTCACCTGACGTAGGCCCGGGCTGTCTGGCGGTACTCGTCCCGGGTAATGCCGTGCCGGCTGCCGCGGCTGGGTGTGTGGCAGTCAGTCATTACCGTTCATCCGACGCCATCTCGTTTGCTGGCCCGAACTGGCAGGCAACTGAGCGTTCTGGTACTCATGCACGGCGGCCCAGTCGGCGTTGACAAACTTCTGCAAGCTGTCCTGGAATATCGTGTATGCCGTACCGGTCTGGGCGCTTCGGTGCTTGGCGACAATCCACTCGGCAATACCGCTGTCGTCCTTGTCGTCGTACTGGCTGTGCCGGTAGAGGAAAATCACCACATCGGCGTCCTGCTCGATCTGCCCCGTCTCGCGAAGGTCCGACAGGTGCGGGCGCTTGTTGCCCCGTTCTTCCAGCTTTCGGCTCAGCTGGGAAAGCGCGATGACCGGAATGTCCATGTCCTTGGCCAGCTTCTTCAGGCCCCGGCTGACCCGGGAAACTTCGTCGAACCGGCTCTCGGACTTGGCAGTCACCAGCTGCATGTAGTCCACCACCACCAGCCGGATATCCCGTTCGCGCTTTTGCAGCCGAACCCGTGCCGCCATCTGCTCGATGCTGATGCCCGCCGTGTCGTCTATCACCAGGCGGTTTGATTTCAGCGCCTTGATTTTCGTATGCAGCGATATCCAATCGCTTTCAAGCATTTGCGATGGGTCGCGCAGCTTGCTCGATTCCACCCCGCCGGCCGTCGCCCACCGCCCCAGCAGCTGCTCCCCGCTCATCTCGGCGCTGAACATAATTGCCCAATGCTTGCGGGTCACCTGCTCGAGAATTGACATCGCCGCCGCGGTCTTGCCCATACCGGGCCGGCCGCCGATGAACACCAGCTCCGAGGGCAGCATCCCCTGCACGATGCGGTCGACATCCGCCAGACCGGTGTCGATGCGCTGGCTCTGATCGATCCTGGATTCCAGCTGCTCCAGCCACGACCGTGCAATCTGCGGAATCGTCCGGGCCGTCTGAAAGCTCTCCCCACTCCAGTCGAGAATCTGGTTTTGCACTTCATCGATCAGCGCATCCGGCGCCTCGCCCTGCATCGCCCTGTCGGCAATCTCGGCGCCCATTTCCACCAGCCGCCGCGCCTTCGACTTCTCCCGAACAATCCGCAGATACCCGCTCACGTTCGCAGCGCCCGGCGTCTCGTTGGCCAGCATCGTCACGTAGCCACCGCCGTCGACTCGATCCAGCAACCGATTCGTCGCAAACCAGTCGCTCACCGTAATCGCGTCCACCTGCTCACCCTTGCCGGAAAGCTCAGTGATGGCGCGAAATATCAGCCGGTGGGTTTCCCGGTAAAAATCCTCGGGGCCGATCTGGCCGCAAAACTTGTCCACCGCCTGGCGGGAAAGCAGCATCGCCCCCAGCAAGCATTGCTCAGCCTCGAGCGAGTTCGGCGGCTGGCGGGGCGGGCTCAGCGATGGCGCGGGCTCAGTCATACTTGCCCTCCATCACCTTTACCACCGTGCCCTGCTTCACCAGAAAATCGAAATCCGCCTGCCACGGCCGATCCCGTCCACGGCCCGGCGGCGCACGGCCGGTCAGAAAATCCGAAAGCTCGACAACCGCGAAGTATTTTTCCCAATCCTCCAGGCTCGGCAGCTCGTTGCGCCATCGGGCCCGCACTGCCTGCTCCCTGGCCGGCGTCAACTTCACAACCTGCGGCAGCGAAGGACAGCAGGTGTGGTAGCGCTCCACGATCTTGCGGATTGGCACCTGCGGTTTCGCCTGCGTTTTTTTTGTCGGCTTGTCCGGCGGCGGCTCGGCGGGTGCTTCGCCGTCAGGCGATGCACGCTCACCGTCAGGTGAGTAGTTTTTACTATCCTCTCCCTTCCTATCCCTTCCCTTCCTATCAGGGTCGAACGCTCGACGAGCGTTCGTCGAATCCTCGTCGAGCGGGCCGGGATACTTCGACGATTGTTTGCGGTCTATGCGCTGGTGATGCCAGCCGTTCACCTGTAAATATTCTTTCGAATCAACCTCATACAGCGTTACAAGACCATTCGACGAAAGTTCGTAGATCATTCGTCGAATGTCGTCAACGTTGAATTCATCGGCCGGAAACACCTCGGCTTTGATCTGTTTTTCACGCAGCGGGTGCCGGCCTTCGTCGTCGCAAAAATTCCAGAGCCCGATGAACAGTAGACGAGCGTTCGTCGAACATTCGAGGACTTGTCCCGACGTCCAGAATTCCGGCTTGATCGACCTGATTCTCGGCATCAGGCTGCCCCCTTCGGGGGCTCGTCGTTGGCATCCACCGCCCGGATCCTCCCACCCGGAGAATGCCTCAGATCCTCGCTCATCCTCTCCAGATTCTGCTTCACCGCAACTTGTTCCCATCCGTCGTAAATCCCCTGCAGCGTCCGAATCAGGTCCGGCATCTGGTGCCTGGTCAAGCGCACCGTGTGTTCGCCCTGCCTGATCTCCACGCCGCTGTGGTCGGCCTCGATCGTTACTTGCAAAAAGTCGTACTGTTGGTGCATAATCAAATCTCCTTGTTTGCTGCCCCGGTAATGGTCCGCACGACCGCCGGGGCGTTTTTATTTCAGTTGCATCGCCGCAACATTCCCACCGCCGATGCTCTCGATCCGCTCGGCCAGCTTCGTCAGCGCCCGAGTGCTCTCCACGAACTCACGCTGCAGCCGCGCGCGCTCGTCTTCCGGCGCCACCGGCTCGGGCTTGCTGTGGCTCAGCTCGTTCGCGCAGTAGTGCAGAAAGTCGTACTGCCCGCACAGCCGCGCCACCGCCAGGTGCTCGTCGGCCGAAAGTTTCTCCGGGCGCTCCTGGTTCAGGCACCCGCGCAGGCGGGCATAGGCCGTATCCATCTTCAGGCTGGGCCACAGGTCCGAAGCAATCTGCTTCATCGCCTTGCCGCTCTTGTGAATCGCCGCCGCAGTCGCGTCTTCCGCGCTGGGGTGAAAGCTGAAATCCATCTGTCTACTCATCGTCCCTCACTTCCGAGTAATGCCGAGTAAAGGGTCCTCGGGGTAAAAAAAGGGGCATGCAGAGAAACCTACAGCCCGAAACAAAAAAGCCCGGCCGGAAGCCCAGCCGGGCAACACCGCAAGCAGGCGCCTTGACTCGCCCACTAGCTTCAGGGTCTGGTTCATGCTGCAGTTCGCTCCTGCGCTTCGTACTCGTCCAGCGCCTTGACCAGCGAGTCCAGGTTCTGAATGCGCGGGTTCGGGTACACGCCCCGCGCGAACTTGTTCAGCCAGCTGTAATCCAGCTTGCCAATTCGGCATATCTGCAGGTAGTTCCCGCGGTGCTTCACCAGCCGGGCGCGCAATTCTTCAACGTGAGATTCGAATTTCATGCTCCAGATTCTAGCAATATCCTGCTTGTCTGGCAAGCAGCAATTTGCTTTGACTGCCGCGTAACCTTCAAATAATGACCACGCCACGTAAAACTCTCGCGGAAAATGTCCGCAAACTCAGGCAACATCACGGCTGGTCTCAGCCAGAACTTGCGCGCAAGTCCGGTATCCCTCAAACAACGATATCCAGCATCGAGCGCGCTGTTCACAATGCCGGCGTGGATGCAATCGAGGCGCTGGCAGCCGCGTTCAAGGTGCCGCACTGGATGCTGATGATGCCCGACGTTACCGTCGAAGTATTGCTATCGGGCTCCATGCCGAAGCTCATGGAGCATTACGCACAAATGGATGATCAAGGCCGGAATCTGGTATCAATGGTTGCCGAGCGCGAATCGGATTACCGGCGGAGGTAGCGCTGAAATGAGGGGGAAACAGACCACAGCCGCTATATTTCTGACCCTGGCAGGGTCTCAGGCAGCCTCGCAAGTCTACAAATGCCCGGGCGAAGACGGCACACCAATATTCCAGCAAATACCGTGCGCCAAGGACCAGCCCACCGTGGCCGAAACGCCGACACCGGACCCGCCGCTAGAAGCTGATGCAAAGGTCGCGGGGCCATCCGCCTGGATCGACAAGCACAGATTCGATGGCCGAATCGCATGCTCGATCGCCGTCGAAAATCTCGCAGCGCACAAGCACCGATGGACCGCCGGCATGTTCGGCAGCCGATTCCCGACCATCACGCTGGTCAGCCGAGAAACCGGATTTATCCTGTTCGCTGGCGACAACATAGAAATGCTCAACGGCTTCGGTGCATGGCTCCCTGTCGACTACGGATGCGTGTTCGACCCGACATCCGGCAACGCCTCCGCTTTCCTCCGCTAAAAAAATTTCTCCATTCCTAGCAGTATCCTGCTTGACAAGCTGGGGAACTAGCGGTATTCTGCTTGCCAATGCAGTCCCCCAGCGCAGCGACCGGCTCCCCGCTGCGCACCCCCGGCCCACCACGGGCCGGGGTTTTTCACCGGAGCCGAAGCAGGAGAGCCGAGATGCCATACGAAACAATTTCACACGAAGAACTGGCCCACACCTCCGACGACCCGCGCGGCCAGCAGCCGGGCTGGTACGTCTGCGAATACACCGACGACGGCGGCGAAGGCCGCGTCATGGCCGGGCCCTTCGCCAGCGAAGGCACCGCCCAGGCCGAAGTCGACCTGTTCCTTATAGGCCGGCAAAAACGCATCGAAGACTACGTCGAGCAGTTGATCGGCAGCAACCACATCCGCACCCGCCCCCAGATGCTGCGCATCCTCAAAGGCAGCGACCTCACCGAATCCGAAGTCGAAGCCGTCATCACCCAGGTGCTCGAAGCGCTGGAATTCGAAGCCAGCTTCGACCACCGCCAGGGCGCGGGCCTGATCGATGCCGACATGGGTGGGCGTACGGCATGAGTGCGGCGGTCGCTCAGTCTCAAGAGTTTAAATCTCTGCTCTTGACCGACATTCGAATTAATGGCGGAACCCAGCCACGGGAAATCATCGACGACAAC